GCCCCCTTCGGGGGTTAGCCCGCAAGCCCTAGCGGTATTCTGTGCTTTGGGAGGTGTATTGGGGCATTTCACTTCTTTACTTTTGCCTTTGGCGCTGCCTCCGGCTTTTTGACTGGAGTATTGGCAGCAACTGGCTTGGAAATTCCGAGTACATATTTTCGATACTTTTCGATGCATTCGTCTTTCTGAGCCTTTCCCTTATGTGTGTTGTAGTGTTCTTTGTAGTATTCCCAAATGCCATCGATATCGTCCTTATGAGGTAATGCGTCTTTTACGCGTCTGTAATGAATCCTAGCGACCGCAGTTGCATAGTCAATCCTAACCATTAAGAGGTGGTGCGCGGGCATCGTATGGAATGAAAACCAGCCTTGCATCGTGTTCCAAATCTCTGGCCTAAACCGAATGTAATTTTTCCAGATGTCTTCATGTGTAGCGGGTTCGCACTGATAAATTCCAAGAGCGGGTCCATTTACTTGTTTGATGTAGTAGCCCATATTGGACTCAGCCGCACAAGTAAATAAAAGCAGTTCTTCAGCATCATCAGAAGAAAGCCCAAGCTTTTGAAGGGTAGGCGTAATAACAAGACTTCTTAATTGATTTGCATTCATTGGATACCTATACAATAATTGAATAAATTGACGAAGGTAATCATAGCATGGTCAAAAAGAATGTCACGAAAGCCCCCACAAGAAAAAAGCCGTTAAGCAAGTTTGAGCAGTTGAAATTAAACTTTGGAGCGGGAAGCGCATATAGGCAAGAATATCACTGCGAAGCTGCAATAAATATTTTGTCAGACAGGTACAAAGGAACAATAGCCGATATCTGCAAAGAGTTTGTAATAACAGAAAACCAATTTAATGAATGGCGCAGAGACTACCCGCTATTTAATCAAGCAATAGAATATGGAATGGTTGTCGCAAAAGTTAACTGGCAAAACGAGCCTAAAATATTCCAGAATGAAAAAACTGAATTGGAAAGATTTGACTTAAACATGTGGAAATACACGGGCAAATATCGATTTGGAATAAGCGAACAACCAAAAATTAAAGTTTTCTTGGATAAGAATCTCAACCCTGTAGAGCAATACGGGCAACTTTTAGATGGCGCGGCAATGGGTTACTATAGTGCATCAGAGTTTAAACAGATTACAGAAGCCGTAAACATAGGCATTCGGGCGCATGAAGTATTTAACATGCAAGGCGAACTAGATGAATTACGCCAAACCCTAATAGACATACAGCAAAGGAACGCAGCAGATGGCTTCGATATCCCAACAGATTAGACAGCTTAAAAAAGAAATAGTCGTTCCGTATAGGGTTAAGTTTGTAAAGGCTCGGGTTAATAAAGAAGATTTCGAAGATAAAACAATTTACATTCACATCTGGATATAAGGAGAGAGGCATGTCAATAAGCTCATGGGCAAGTAAGATGTGGCATAAAGCAACAGGCTTACCAACTTCAAAAGAAAAACGCGCACAAAAAGCTGCAATGAATTCACAAGCAGAATATTACAAAGCTGCAACTGCCGATTTGGAAGAGCAAGGCGCTGGCATTAAAGTGGCTTCAGATAATGAAAGAAGAAGACGAAATGAAAAGCTGCTTAGAAGCATCGGAGTAAACAAGCGACCTATGATGCGAATGCCAGACGCTGGCACTGCAAATGATGGTGGTCTGTCAAAAATCACGGGGTAAAATATGGCTCAAGAATTGATGGTTTCGCCTGAGAAATCTTTGGTTGCTCAATTTATGAGGCGATATCAGGTAGCTTATACGAATTGGATGCTATGGTCATCATTGCATAATGCTTGCTATAGCTACGCTGTTCCTCAGAAAAATAGATTCTGGAAACCATCAAGTCAGCAAGGCGATCAGCGCAATTCAAGGGTGTACGATACAACAGCGATTGAATGCACAAAGACTTTCGTATCTAAAATGCATAACATGACAACGCCCGCACAAACTCAGTGGTTATATCTTGAGATAGGCAAGAACAATGAAGATGATCCAGAAGGCGATACGGCTGAAGAAATTGAAGAAAAGCAGCAAGCGCTTGATGAATACATGCGTAAGCTGTTCGGATATATTCACCGCTCAAACTTTGATATGGCAATCAATGAGTGTTACTTTGACTTAGCAGTTGGAACGGCTGCCATAACCATTGACTATCGAAGCGACAAAGACCCTTTGCACTTTTCATCAATCCCTATTAACCAATTACAGATTGAAGACTCGCAAACTGGAAGTGTGAATACGTGGTTTAGAACATGGGAATGCGTGAGTCTTTTAGATATCACCGAGATTTGGAAAGATGCGGTAATTCCAAGAGAGTATTTCCAGCAAGCAAAAAACCCTAAAGAATCTCAAATAAAAACCCTATTAGAAGGCGTTTTGTTTATGGGGAGCCACTGTGATTACCCGTATATATACATTGTTACAGATGGCAACAATCTTATTGTGCATAGGCCACTGAAGATTAACCCAGGAATCATTTGGCGTTTCCAAAAAGTTAATAATGACGTATACGGGCGTGGTCCAATTATGGATGCACTGCCCAGTATCGTGACCTTAAATGAAATTATGGAACTTGAATTAGCATCGGCTAACTTCAATGTATTCAGGCCGTACATGGCTTTCTCGGATATGGTTTTTAATCCAGAGAATTTTAAAATACGACCAATGACAATCATCCCTATTGCCCCTATGTCGGCAAATGGAATGCCCCCTCTAATGCCATTAGCGGATGCCTCAAATCCAGCGTTTGCACAGGTAACAATTAACGACCTAAGAATGCAAATCACACGGCTAATGTTTGCTGATAGTGCAATACCTCAAGACCAGACGCAACCAGCGAGCGCCACTCAGTTAATGATAGCCAATAACCAAATTGCTGAGAGAGCAGGGCCAAACCTATCACGTATTCAAAAAGAGTTTTTATGGCCTATGATTGAGCGTTGTATGGAATTGCTGGATAAATCTGGGCTACTTCCAAAGCCAAATATTGAAGGCGTTGAAATGAAGTTCCATTACCAGTCGGCAATCTCTCTTGCAAATGCTCAAAAGCAAATAAGCCTATTCGTTCAGTACGGGCAAATTATGCAGGGGATGCTCGGTCAAACTGGAGCAACTGCATTTATTAACGTGAAAGAAATGCCTTATTATGTTGCGCACTTAATGCAGCTTGATAAGAGCCTGATTAACAAACCAGAAGATGTTGCTGAGGCCATGCAAGACCAAGCACAGCAAGCACAAGACCAACAAATAATGATGCAACAACAAGAACAGGGAGCGGCATTTAGTGGATAATCATTTTGAAAATTACACTGTTAGTCAAACTGAGCAAGAAGATAAAACAGAGCTAGCATTAATGTATGAAGCATTGCCAAAAGTGTGCTTTGATGTATTGGAAAATGAAAAAGGCAGAGAGTTGCGCAACCTCCTAGCAGTGGTGGTATTGCAGCAACCTGTAAACCATATTCTGAATGCAGACTTTGAAAGAGCATGTGTATACACTGAGGGAATGAAAGCAGCTTTCAGGCAATTATTTTCTTGGTCAGACTCATTCAAGGCTAAGCTTGATGCTGAAGCTAAAGCACAAAAAGCAGCGTCTACAAATTAACAAATAAGGATAATCTGTGAGCGAAGATTTAAATAACCCAGGTTCAGGTCAAGCACAAGATAATGGAGCAGGACAGAGTAGCGGCTCTGAACCTAGCTGGTATATTGATGAAGGTATTGCGGGGAGTGGGGAGCGACCAGCGTGGCTACCTGAGAAGTTCAAGACCGTTAAAAGTATGGCTGATTCATATTCAGTTCTTGAAAAGAAATTCACTGCTCCATCTGGAGAATATGACTTATCCAAAGGCGAAGGCTGGTTTAATCCTGAGTTTGAGCCGCTTAAGGACTTAGTAGACGCTGCTAAAAAGTCACAAGTTCCGCAGGAGGTCATTGATAAGATGCTTTCAGGAGTGGGTGATTACTTAAAGCAAGATAGCTTTGATGAGGCATCGGAAATTGCGAAGCTTGGCGAAGGCTATGAACAACGTATTGAGACTGTGGTCAATTGGGCTAAATCAAACTTGAGTGAGAAAGCTTTTAAGTCATTGAGTGAAATGGCAATGACGGCTGATGATATCTTAGCAATAGAAGAAATAAGGAATTTACACATGAGCAACCAGAATCAAATACCAACAAATCAAAATACACAAACATCACACAAGACACTCAAAGATTTACAACAAGAAATGATTTCAAATTACGACAAGTACAAAACGGATAAAAGCTATCGAGAAAATATTAAATCCCAAATGGAAAAACTTTTGCCTAAAGGTTAGTTGCAAAACCGATCTAACTGCACTAATATTTATTTAAAGCATAAAGGATAACTCCTTTACACGGCCTGAAAAGCAACCACAGTAAAGCAGCCCTAGAAGCGAATCGTTGACCTCAATGGTCTTTTATTTACTAATTTAGGAGTTGCTATGAGCGTTATTGCTTTAAATGCGGTCGCCCAGACCGAGTTTGACTGGATGGTGAAAGCCGAGTATCAATCGGAAGGTATGCTATTAAATACCTGCGTACAACGTAGAAATGACGTTGTGGGTAGTTCTTATCAGTTTAGAAAGGTCGGTCAAGTAATTGCTCAGCCACACGTTTACGGTCAATATGGTAATACACAAGACCCTGGGTATGTGCCTGAAACAGCAATCCTAGTACCTTACTCTGTTAAAGTTGAACACGATATCATGCAAGACCAGTTAGTGGACTTCGATATCAATTCAACCAATGCAAAGGTAGTAGGTTACGCCTTGGGCCGCCGTTCTGACCAAATCATTATTAATGCTTGGAACTCTACAACAACCACTCCATTACCAGCGAATGGCACTAACTTTACATATGACAAGTGTCGCGCAATCGTTCAGTGGTTCAATGAGAAAGCCATCCCATTACGTGAGCGTTTTATGATTATCAACGGTTCGGCATTAGCTGAATTGATGGATGACATTCATTTCGTAAACAAGTTGTATACGTTGAATGACTTCCTTGATATTGGTAAGGCTCAAGCGTTCATTGGCTTTGGATTAATTGTAATTCCAGACATGATTGAAGGCGGATTGCCTTATAACGTTGGCACAAGTACAGCAACCTGCTTTGCGGTTCATTCGCAAGCTGCGGGATTTGCAGTTGGTGTTAACTTCCAAACTCGCACAACCTATGAAAACTTAATTACTTCTTGGCTGACTACTGCATTATTCAGTGGTGGCGCGGTTGTAGTTGACCATCTTGGTGTGTTGCCAGTCCTTTGCTATCAGCCTTAATTATCATTAATCATGTGGCCTTATTAATTTAAGGCCGTATTAAACAAATTTGGAGAGAATATCATGCCTTTAAATATACAAAGATTAGTGCTTGCCTCAACTGGCGCAAACGCTGGGCAAAAGACAACTACTGATACTGCGGGCGATCCATTGATTGTAAACGGCCCACAGTTATGGACTTATGAATCTGAAACTGACACGCTTGCTACAATTGCTGCTGCAAACTACTTTGCAAATATGGCTTATGCAATGAGCGTTGGTGATTTTATTATGGTAACGGGTACAGATGCTTCTAATATGTACATTGTTGCAACAGTTGATGCATTGGCTGGAACAATTACTGTAGAAAGCTTTTCTACTTCAGGAGTCGTTGCGACCGCCAATATCCAAGACTTAGCAGTTACGACTGCAAAACTTGCTGATGAAGCAGTGACAACTGGAAAGATAGATGATGAAGCCGTTACAACAGCGAAGATAGATGATGGCGCTGTTACAAACGCTAAGCTTGCAGAAGGTTTAATTAATCATGTGCAGGTTGATGTATCACTGGCTGATTTCATCGGTTCCTATACTGCTTCCGTAGAGTTGGTGGCTGCACCTGGCGCTGGGAAGAAAGTTATTCTACATCGGGCAACCCTTGCTATTAACTACGGCGGCACAGTTCTAGCGGCAGGTGGAGCTTCTCATATTCAGTACGCAGACACCGCAAACGGCGCTGGAACAAAAGCAACTGGTACAATTGCTGCGGCAACATTGATTTCTGCCACTGCCGATACTACCTTCGGATTTACGCCTGTAGATACAACTCTTGTTGATTCTGCGACACTTGACGAAGGCTTGTACTTTGCAATGGCTACTGCTGACTTTACTGGCGGTACTTCGTCTACATACAAATTTGATTTGTGGTATTCAGTTGTAGATTTAGCTTAATTAGAAAACTGGAGACGATATGGCTATCACGCGCGAGATTATTGTATCTCTTGCAGTACAAAAGCTTGGGCATGAAGCTGTATCGTCACTAGCTAATGCGGATGCGTTAGTTCGTGCCGCAGATGAACAACTTACTTTTCAATTGCCTACATTACTGTCTATGGGTAACTGGCGCTTTGCAACAAAGATAGCTGTCTTATCAAAAATCAATGAAACACCACCTGCGCCATGGCAAGTAGCATATTTATTGCCATCAGACATGATTAAAATGATTGGCCTGTACCCTGCTCAATATGAATGGGATATATTCGAAAATAGCCGTTTATATGCTATGTGGGATGGAATTGTAAATTGCACCTATGTTTATGTTCCTTCAATTTCAGCGCTACCCTATCCCTTTATTGATTACCTAGTAAACACGATTGCATATACTCTTTCGCTAACAAACGCTCAAAGCCCAGAATTTCATGCAGTGTTGAAACAAGATATGGAGCGTTCAATGGCAATAGCATTATCACACCAAGCACAGAATAGACCGAACTATGCACTTAGAGACTTTCCAGCGCTTTCTGCGCGAGGATTAGGGGGAATGATTGGCTAATGGCAACCATATCGTGGAGTCAAGATAAGTTTTCGTATGGTGAGTTAACGCCATACATGTACGGTCATATTCAGACTGAAGCACGCCAATTCTCTTTAAAGACTTGCAAGAATACAATCGTAAATGCTCAATCTGGAGTATCCAAAAGATTCGGTACAGTATTTCAAGCTGCGCTTAGAAAAAGCAATGTCTACAGTTACAAGAATTATTACATGGTCGCGTGGTCGTTTTCTGATGGCTCAGATTATGTTTGCGTATTTACCCCAGCTTTTATTGATATCTACCTTGAGGGATACTTGGTTAAAAGCCTTGCGAGCAATTACAATTACAAAGACCTTGAGGCGATTGACTCGACCATCTATAGAAACTCACTTGTAATTACAGCAGAAAGTCAACCTCCATATTGGTTGCAGAGAACTTTTGAATCAAGCATTGCTATAAACTCGGTTGCATCAAATGTATTAACTCTAAACTCAGCTTATACTGGAGCGCCAGTTGGCTCAGTATTGCCAGCGCAGTTTTCGTATACCGCAGGTTTTCCACCTACGTCAACACCTGCAATTATTACTGGATATACATATTTTATTAAGCTTTTGACTACAACAACAGTAGCAGTCTACTCGACAATTGAAGACGCTGACAAACAAGAAAACCAAATAACAATTACGACAATTGGAACTGCACCTTTTATTGGTATTTTAAATGAATTTACAAATGTAGTTTTACCAATACGTGACGATTTATTTCCTCAATATGATTTTGGATTTGCACTTTACTCGGCGGTTACATTCACCCCTGGGGTTGGATTTGGTACTATTGGCTCAACCATAACAATAACCGTAAGTGCTGCGTTCAATGTGAATGGAGTTGCAACTGGATTTACAGCGCAATATATTGGCGGCTCTGTACAGTTCAATGGCGGCCTTGCACGAATCATAAGTATTACATCTTCAACAGTTGCAAATGCTTATGTTCTCGATCCATTTATTAATGCTGATGCCACCCCGGGAACACTTGTATTATTGCGTGAAAAAGTATGGTCTTCAACTGCCACAGGTGTTGTAGGTAGAGGCTGGCCTAATCGAGTAGGTTGCTATCAGAACAGATTAATATTTGGCAACTCAGCAATTATCGAAAACGGATTATGGCTATCAGCAATAAATAACCCTTGGAATTTTTCAGACTTATTTACTGATGATGACGATGCTATTTCTTATTATCCAACCACGGGAAATGTAGACTATATCAATTTTATTGTCGCATACCGTTCGTTGACAATTCATTCTAAGCAAGGGATATTTTCCACCCCTACAGCCTTTGAAGAGTCAATAACGCCTAGAAACTTTTGCTTGCTTTTGCAGGATACAGCGCCAGCAACTAGTATATATCCCGTATCAATCGACAATCAAATTATTGTTCTCTCTGGAAATGATGCTCGAAGCCTTAAATGGCAGGGCGATAATGCCTCCTATATTTCCGATATTGCATCAATCAACAGTTCGCACCTTATTAAAAACCCACATGACGTTGATGTTTTTGCCAAGAAAGAAAAGTCTTCAATGCATTACATTTTCATTGTGAATGATGATGGCACAATAGCTATGTACAACTCGCTAGAGTCCCAGGGTATTAGTGCATTTACGCGCCATGAATTGTATCAATCTTATGGTGACGCTTACTATCGATACTCTTGTGCGACTCCTGGGGGGCGTGCTTGGTATTTAGTTGAGCGCTGGCTAGCGACCGCACAAACACCTGTAGCAATTACCGCCGTTTCTGTACACGATGTTACCGTAACTGGTATAAATCTTGCACAATACAATTATGAAGTTATTGCAATTCTCTTTGCTGGAGTTGCGTTGCCGACAGCATCAGTAACCCTATCAACTACAAAATGGTATTGGGCTGTCGCTGTTGACGCAAACACTGTAAATGTTTACAGTTCACAAGCAGACGCAGATGCAAGGGTTAATCCAATTACATTTACAAACATTGGTAATACAGCCACAATTACTCCATACCCGCCTATACAAAATTTCTTATTAGAAGAAATTGATGAAGAAATTTACACTGACTGTTCCACAGTCTATTCAGGTACGGCTACTGACACTCTTACAGTAAATTCCCTTTTTAATGCTCAGCGTTTTAATGCGGTTGGTGATGGCTTTAATTTCTCTGGCGAGATATTCAATGGGGAAATGCAGTTAGTTGAGCATGGACTTGAGTTCCCATCGACTGAAATAGTAGGTGGTTTTGCAATAAATTCTGAAGTAGAAACATTAACTCCGGCCCCTCCTTCTGCTGCTGGCTATCGCGGTTCTTCTTTTGCATACCCAACTCATATTCGAAGTGCTGCAATTATGTTTGTTGAATCTATTGGTGGATCTATTAATGGCACTGAGATTGCATACAAGACACTTGAGCAACAAGGTAATGGTGATCCACCAAGTCCTACCAATAAATTAGTTAATTCATCTATTATGAAAGGATGGGATTTTACATTTGGTGGCGGCGTTGTATTCACGCATAGCGAACCGTATAATTTTAACATCAGCGGTATATTTTATAAATTGGAGCTATGATGGTAGGCGATCCCGCAACAATGGGTTTAACCCTTGCATTTCAAGCAGCCGGATTAATTGGCGGATATAAAAGCATGAGAAACAATCTTGCTATGTCAAAGCAAGCCGCAAATCTAGAGCGTCAACAAAACGCGATGAACATGCAAGCGATTAAAAATCAAAGCGCCCAAGCTTCTCTCTTTGCCATGCAAGACCTTAGAAAAAACATGGGCTATCAATTAGCTACCCAAACAGCACGCGGAACTGAAATGGCAGGTTCAGCATTAGCGTTGCTACATGAATCTGAAACTAATTTTAACAAAGATGAACAAATTAGAAGAATGAACACGCTTGCAAAAGAAGCCGACCTAAGAGCCGCAGGGGTGATATCAGGAATGCATACTTTTGCCGCTCAGTCTAAACTTAAAAGCGACTTCTTTAACGCTGCTCTCAAAATGGGTGTAGCAGATATTAATGCGTTTGCATTGGAGAAATAATGGCTAACGACATTAAGACAATTGAAAGCACAGCGAAGATTGATGAGTCGGTAAGCCAAGGTGGTTTTACAGGCGCTGCTGCAAGTATCGCTGCGGTTAACACCACACAGAACAATATAGGTATGCAGGTTGCCGATGGCGCTACAATGCATTTGATGGATTACATCGGCGCGGACTTAGGAAAGAATCCAAGAGGCAACATCCTAACCATACCTGGAATTGATTATACAGAAAGACTACAAAAGTCCTATTCAAGTCAAGCGCAAATGACATTGGGATTACAAGCGCAAGAAGCATTTAATGCTGCAAACTTGGAAATGCAAAAGAAGATTGCCCTTTCTCCTGAAGACATAGTTCAATTCCAGCAAACCATGAAAGATGTCATTAAGGACACAACAGAACTTGCCCCCACTGGAGCAAGGGAAAATCTTGAAGCATCATTAATGGGAGAGTTATCCAATAAAGTTTATCAAAACAATGTTCGCATGAGCAATGAGCAAAGAGCACGCGAAGAAGACCATAATATCGCGTATTATAATGGTCAGAAAAACGCCATGATTCAAGCGAATAATTTGGGGAATACTGCTGATGCTTTGGCAATTAAAGAAAGCCAAGTTAAAACCTTAATTGAGCAACTAGAATCACAAAAAATATCTGAAACAACTTATCAAGCCAAGATTGAAGAACTGGATAGAAAATTCCAATCAAGCAAGATTACGCACGAATTAACTGAAGCAGCTAAGAATCGCGGCTCAGGAGAAGTTGAAAAACTAATTTCTGAGTTGCCTGATAAAGTGCCTGCTGGAATGAAATATGCTGATTGGATTTCTTCGGCTCAAGAGGCTGTGACAAACTTTAAAGCGCTTGAAACATTTCGTTCAACAGAAGCATCAGTACTTCAATCAGAATCATTTTCCAGAGTTGTTCAATATGGTTCAGATTTATCTCAAGCTGAATATGAAAATCTGCAATCAAAACTATCGCCCGTTGAATTTCAAACTCTACGCTTAAAGATTAACTCCTACTTAAATCCAAAGTCAAAAGGGCAGGATAAAGTTGGCAATTTAGTCAGGCAAAAGGATAATGGGCTGGCTTGGGGGTTGGAGACTGGCAAAGTTCAGATGGGCGCTTTGGTCTATATGGCTTCGAAAATTTCTGATAACGCAACCAAGCGTGGAAGCCCAATATCCGAATCAGAAGCTTTGGCGCAAGCTGCCGCAATGACTCCAATTGCAGTGAAGGGATATACTGACTACCTGAGTAACGCAATTGCTTCTGGCGACCCTCACAAAGCCATTGAGAACGCTGTTATTATTCAGTCGATGAAAGAGCAGGGCTACACAGGCCAGCGATACCAAGTTGATAAAACTACTGAAGTTGCTGCTGCAAAGATACTTGAAAAGGTAAATGAACCTGTCCCTGCTGCCGAAGCAGTAGCCAAGGCTCGTGAACTGATATTTACCAAGTCAAGCAAAGAGAATCTTGAGTTAGTTGCGACTTACAATGACTGGAAAACCAAACAGACCCAACAGGATATGAATGATAGTCGCACTTATGCAATCAAACAAATTGGTGCAAGTGACTTTAATAAATCAGCCGACCATGATGCATTAGCGAATCAATTTTATAGCCTTATGAAAGATTATTGGGTTGAGTCAAAGGGTGATAAGCAACTAGCTACAAAACTCGCGACTGATTTCATACATAGAAACTACGGCATTTCGACGATTAATGGAAAAGAACAGTTTGTCATTCACCCTCCTGAGCAGGTCTTAGGCCAAGGGTTGAATGGCTCTAAATATGTAATTGTTGATGATGCGCGAAATAGCATCGAATCTCAGTTCAAAGATTTAAATGATGCTTACAACGAAAAATTCCCAGATAATCCAAAGAAATATAAATCTGATGTTCGTATTGAATTTAAGCGCCCGGAGTTAAATGGAAAGCCAGTTACATTTGAAGGCTTGCGAGAACTATATACACAGTTTTCCGGTGAAAAAGACTTATCTAAGGCACGTAAGCTTGAAAAAGATTATTACGCCTACCGTGATGCTTACATTAAGGGTAATGACAAAATTGAGGCTGTGGCGCATTATCGTGATGGTCATTCAGCCCCTTTAACTGCTGTCTTAAATTCTGCACCTGCTGTGTTGCAGGATGGTGAGCAAGTAGGGGATTGGGGTGTTCATTTTGTCGATGCGAATGGCATACCTCAAGCAGTGCAAGCTTTATCTCCATACTACTCGCAACGAATATTCTACTCAGGCCAGAACCCTAGGCTGAAACAAAACATTCGAGACTTAGGAATAACCCCCCTGAATTTAGATTTATATGAAAGACAGAATGAAAACATGTTGGAATTTGCAGCACGCATAAAAAGAGAGCAAGATAGAAAATCTATGTCAGGGAACTAAAAGATGAAAGAAAAGCCAGAATTCCAAGCGCTCGGCCCTGATGTAAAATTACCTATTCTTAGGCCCACTGCAATTCAACAGACTTCTTTGCTAATGGATAGCGGGGTGGATTTTCCTTCACACGACCCTCAGTACACTTTGGGCGAACCATTCCACGAACCAGAAAAGAAAGTCGAGGAATCGCCAGGATATATATCGACTTTTGTTCACAAAGCGCTGGGATTGCCAGCGGCAGCCTACGAACAAATTGCCGATGAAAGTTCATTCTATCGGCGTGGATTATCAAACATATTCAACAACAACTCTGAGCCAAGAACTGACGGATGGACTTCTGGCAGCAACAAGCAGATGTATGAGTCAGTGCCGGAGAAATACTGGGGCGTTCTTCATGATGCGCATACGCCTGAACAACAGCAGCGGTTCTTTGAGAATATTTCCCATGAAATCGAGCAGGATGAGTATTACTCCAGAGGTCCATTTGCGGCAAAGCTTGCTGGCGGTCTTGCTGAGTTCTATAGCAGTGGAGCAGCTTTCTTAGGGATTGCGGCTCGCTCGGTAGAATACGCTAACATGGCACGCACTGTGACCATGAACACTCTTTATAATCTACCGAAGACGAGCGCCGAAGTCGCATGGATGACTGGAGTTGACCAGGCTAGAAACATAACAGGTGATGCTGAGGAATTTGGAACTAATTTCCTTACTGGTCTTGCATTTGCATCTGTGATTCATCCAGCATTTGAAGGATTGAGGCTTAGGGGCAAGCAGCGTGCCACGGCAGATACGATTGAAGCCGTTAGCAAAATGGATCCAGATATTGGAGTTCGCCCCGTAGTCGGCGAAAATGGCGAGATTAAGAAATACGAGGCTTACGATAACAGTTCGGATAAAAGCTTATCCGCTGATAAAGTAAAGTTATGGTCGGACTATGTTGACTCAAGAATCAATAAATCAACTGTAGTCGAAAGTGAGGGCATGAAATACTTTTTTGGAAATAAGGCTTTTGGCTCCATGACCTACCGACTAGCCACCTCTAATATACCAGGCGTTCGCGATTTGGTTCGCAGAATGACTTATAACGAACTTACAAGCGCTGGTGAAGCCGAGGGCGGTACTCGCCCAATGACTGCGGTTGAATATCGTAATAAGGCGCTAAAGGCGGCTGTCCAAGTAGCCAATAACGTTGAAGGCGCATTTTATAGGTTTGCTGGATTAGGCGATAAGGTTTCGTTTCTTTCCACCTCTAAAGGACTGTTTTTAAAAGATAGGGCAACCATGACTCAGTTACGTGATGATTTCATGAAAAAGTTTTATGGTGAAATCTACGACAACATACCCTCTGGAAACGAGCATGTCATGAGTGCCGTTAGTCAATGGAAGGCCTATGCCGAAAATGTAAATTTAGAGCTTGGCCGAATCCATGGCGTGAATGGCCCTTACTTTAAAGACATTAAAAATGTTTATTCATACTTCCCGATGACGCATGACTTAGGTAAATTGAAAGCTGGCGAAGTTAATGCGAACGGTCATCCATTGGTTGAAATAATTGCCAACCACCTAATGGAACGAAGCGGCGTTATTAACGCTTTAAAAGCTAAAATTGCAGAGAATACTTCAAATGAAAGATTGATTGAAGATCGCCTTAATAAGTCAATGGATTCTTTGTTTGAAACACTTATTAATAAAAACTATTACGCCGAAATTAAAGCCAAGAACGCCGATAATCTTTCTTTCCTTGAATCGCCAGAGAAGGCGGCTAAACGTGCGTTTGCGGATGAATCCTATGCCATGGCGAATGAGTATCAGGAAATCATAAAGGGCTTGAGAGAGAACGCCGGAAAGATGGATGCTATACGCCGTGAGACCATGAAAGACCCTGCGTTCCGTGATGCGCTAGAGAATCCTGAAATTTATGATGAAGGCTTGCTTGAACAATTTGAAACACACCTAAGCCAATTAACTGCGGCTGAAAGTGAAATTAAGGTTTCTGAGAGCCTATTGGAAAAAGCCACGACTAAGCTTAAAGAATTTCAGAACAAGATAACCGACCCTGAGACCTATGGCAAAACCGATAAGAGGTTAGCGCGGTCATCTGCAAGGCGAGTTGAGCTAGAAGCTAAAGTTCAAGAATACGAATATCAGGTTAAAATAGCAGAGGCTTTCAAGGGTAAAGCTGAGGCCGAACGCGCAAAACTTCATGAGGAAGCGGTCGAACGTGCGCGGCGAGGTGAAATGCCACGCGACTTATTTGACATTCTGCCCGATGGTAAGATTGAGTTTATCGATCCATTCAAAAAGCCTCGATTATTTGAAGCCTTTGAGGAGCGCTTAGAAGCCGAAGATTACGCGAAGCAATACATCGATAACGTGCTTCAAAACACCGAAGAAGATATTGCAGCGCAGCTTCATGGGGGGGCTGCTAACAAGCCTACAAACAGTTTCATGAGAAGACAGCGTATGATACCTGCCTCACTACTGGCTAAGAGCGGCTATCTAACAAATAACATTGGCTCAGCAGTCATTGGCTATGGCTCTCACGCTTCAAAACTTTTGGGGTACATGCAAGCTTTTAAAGGTACGCCAAGTGATATGAGCGGAGACTTTTCTTACAACTTAAAGAGCCAAGTTGAAGAGCTAAAGAATCAGGAAAGGGCAAAAACTAAAGACCCAAAAAAACTCTTAAAAGCATTCGAGAAAATCGACAAAGAATTACAGTCCTCTTTGGCTGATATCAAGCTAATGCATGATATTTACTTTGGGAGAGCGCAAGATGCCGCATCCAAGAAAGTAGCCAATGGAATTAAAGCCTATACTAGCTCAACCCTGTTGGGCGCTATGCCGCTATCAATGATGACTGAGCCAGCCAATATTGCAGGTGGTCATGGATGGGAATTTATGTTGCACGGCTTAAAAAACATGGTCGCTCAAGCGGCTTATGCATTAGGGAAAGAATCAAAATCGGTTGCAAGGGGTTATGCTGAGGATGCTCAAGTAGGGTTTAATAAAGTCACTGCACTACTTAACTATGCCATGTACAGCGCTGATAGACAAACACAAGCCGCTCGTGGGATGCCTTTTTCAAGACGACTGAACACAGTAAGCGAGTTAGTAGGTAATGCCTCCCTTGCAAACCAGTTTCAGGATATGTTTCATACTTGGACTGCCTCGATAGTCCAATCTCGAATCATGCGCAATATGCTTGCCTATGAAAAGAATGGAAAGATTAATGATGGCGAAGATAAGTGGATGCGCTCTATCGGTATCGATGCCAAGGTTCACGCAAAGGACTTTGTGGAGCAATACAACACCCATGGATTTAAAGATGGTGGCTATGAGTCCAATTACACTAAGTGGGATAACAGGCGCGCCTACAAGACAATGAGTGACGGTATTTATCGTGATGTAATGCGCACGCATACGGAATCAAATCCTATGGACTCGCCTTCATGGACAAACAAAAACCCTTATATAAATCTTCTGTGGCAGTTCAAGGGCTGGGGATGGTCTTTCTTTGCAAGGCAAACCTTACCTGGCATTCAAGACCCTACAGGCTCGCGCGCCCTTCAAATGTTTATGGCTATGGGGCTAGGTCTTTTGCAAGAGCCGTTGCGTGCGTGGATTAATGGTGATGAATTTGACATAAAAGACGAACACGCATGGCTTTATAAAGCTATTTCTAACGCAGGAATAATTGCACCTTTAACTGAGGCACTAAATACTGCTAATATCATTACAGGCGGTAATCTTGCTCCAAACATGATGCCGCAAAAGTTCAAACATATTGACAAGCTTGGTGGTGTTATTGGCCCTGCAGGAAGTGTTTTTGGTAAAGTTGCCGACATAATTCAGGATGGTTGGGATGGAAAAATATCCCAAAAAAGCTTGAGGAAAGTTGGTCAATTAATACCAGGCGCATACATTTGGGAAACACGCAGAATATCCAATAGTCTTGCCGATCTTATTGGCGATTCAATGGGAATACCCAAAGAATCGCGTCAACAACAGGGCTGGTGGTGGTGGCAAAAAATGAAAGATGCCGCTAAAGAACAGCAAATGCAAAGGGGCTAAAATGCCAACGAACCAAATTATTAATGATGTTTTGCCACTAACCCAACTTGTCGCAACTAATGCGCAGGTATTGTTTAATACAGACTGGACGGCTGCGTCAACTACGGACGTGGTTGTTTATGCGCGCGCGGCAGGAGCAGATGTTGATGACGTTACACAGCTAGTCCCTGATACAGATTATACGGTTTCATTTGTTGGGATGTCACAGACCGTTGATGTTACCTTTTTGGTTGGTAGAACCACTGGCGATATCATCACTATTATGCGTGACACGCCAGCCGACAGATTAAACTTGTATTCAAACACCAACTTCATCCCCGCAATGCTCAACCAAGACACTGCAATTCTTACCTTAGTTGACCAGCAAGCGCAGTTAGTTAATCAGAGACTGGCTCCTAAATATAATAATTCCGTAACATTAACCGACCCAAATGATCCAGAAATTGATTTAATTCTCCCATTGCTAGGTGCAAACCAAATCTGGGCAAAGAACGACAATAATGATGAAATCATTGCGTATGACGTTCCCGCAAGCGGCTCTTTAGCTCCAGGTGATGCAACGTACATCCTTCAAACCCCTGATGCAGATTTGCCAAACGCTCAAGCCATGGGGTCACTTGCCACTGGTTTAGTTGTAAATACTTCCTCTACAGGCGTTCAATTAACACGCGTTTTGACGGGTACTACAAACCAAACAACGGTCACAAATGGCAATGGACTGTCTGGAAATCCAACGGTTGCTATTGCGAATAACCCAATATTGCCAGGGACTGAATATTTTAAACCACCTCAAGGCACAACAGCAGAAAGGCCAGTAAGCCCAGCGAATGGGATGGTGAGATTCAATACTGACCTTAACGCTTTGGAAGTTTATGAAGGTTCAGCTTGGGATACTTTGTCGGGCGGATTGGTAGATACTGTAACTGGAACGGCAAATGAAATTGATGTTGATAATACCGATCCAGCTAATCCAGTTCTATCATTATCTGCCACTTTGGATGCGCCAGGAACCTTCACAGTTCAAGGTACAATCTCAATTGATTCAATAATTGATGATGATACCTTTGCTACTGCAACCGATTCTAATATTCCTACCGCTGAATCAGTAAAAGCCTATGTTGATAGTTTTGGGCCTGGCATTGTTACGGCAGTAGACGGAACTACCAACGAGATTGATGTTGATAGTACAGACCCCGCAGTGCCTGTTGTTGGTCTTGCAAGTAATCCGGTTGTTCCAGGGACAGCTTCCATGACTGTTCCAAAAGGCACAGTAGCTCAACGGGCTGGCGCTTCTGGCTCAATTCGATTCAATACTGATTCTAATCTATTTGAAGTTACAGTAAACGGCACTGATTGGGTGACGCTTGACACACATACTGGCGGCGATGTTGACTCAATTATTGGAACAGCAAATCAAGTTATTGCCTCAAGCCCTACGGGTAACGTTACTTTAAGTTTGCCACAGTCAATTGCGACAACGAGTGATGTTACTTTTGGTAGTGTTACTTTTAGTCCGACAACTAAAGGGATTGTTGGGACTACTACTAATAACAATGCTGGGACTGGTTACGTGGGCGAGTTTGTAGAGAGCAACATTCCAGTTGCATCTTCTGTTGGAATAACAACCAACACAGACAGTAATATTACAAGCATTTCTTTGACAGCGGGAGATTGGGAGATTTTTGGCAATGTAGGTGTATCGGCAGGTAATGCATCAACTTCATTAAATTATTTTTATGGGTGGGTTAGTGCGACTTCTGCTACACAGCCTAACTTATCAAGGCTTGCATCTCAAATATACCCGCCATTAACAGGTTTTAACGCAATTACACCCTGTTTAACTACGCCTTCTATTAGAGTAAGTTTAGCAAGCACCACAACAATATATTTATCGGTGAAAGCTGTTTTTACAGTAAGCACTTGCTCCGCCTTTGGAACAATAATCGCAAGGAGAATGCGTTAATGAACATAGTGCAAATATGTCAATATAAATATCCTAATCAAGTTGAAAACACAAACATTACTTTTCGAAAACCAGATTCTGAAATATTAATTTCTACGTGGAGCGTGCCTAACGAACCACGCCCAACTGAAGCAGAATTACTCGCCTATGGTCAAGAGCATAAACGAGCTATCGAGATTAACGCGCTCTCCTTAGAGCTTGCTGCAACCATTCAATACTTGGTTGACCAAACCGCAAAGTATAAGAATTACGAAAACGCCGTGTCTTGCGCAAGCTATGCAAATAGTACGATTGAGGCGTGGAAAGTTGAAGCTGACACGTTTATCGCTTGGCGTGATTCTGTATGGTTTTATGCTTATTTGCAACTGGAGTTATATTCTGGCAATGAAGAACCATTACCAAGTGTTGAGCAATTTATGGCTGCACTTCCTCAAATCGAATGGTAGGGAATTAATTATGAAATCAAAAGGTCATGCGCTGATTCCAGTAATCATTATAACAGCAGCTTTCTTAGTTGGTCTTGGCTCTTATTTATTTACAAAGAAAAATGATGGCCATGTAGAGCAAGCCGCCGAAGCTGTTTTAAGGACGCATGGCATTGACATTGATTTCAGCCCTGATGACGAAGCCGATTAATGGCATTGGAGCGCGAGACACAAAAAGCTTTGTTTGAGTGGTTTTGCAAGCAATATCCTAAGCTTAAACTTTTCTTTACAAAGATTGATAATGAAGGAAAAAGAAAGGTTATTGTTCGCAATGGCGTAAAGGTTCCAATTGGGCTTTACAGCGCCATCGCTCAAGGACTTAACCCTTCTACTCCAGATATATTTATTTCATATCCATTTAATGGCTTTGCTGGTCTTTTTATTGAGCTTAAGCCGGACAGGTGGAAGCCACGCTCAACAAAAGAAAAGGAGCACGCACAGGCACAGTTAGAACGTATTGAGCTGCTCAAATCTGTTGGGTATCAGGCGCATTTTTGCATCGGTGCGCTCGATGCTATCGATAAAATTAAAAATTATCTTAAGAAATAGGGCTTAAAATTTATATTCGTTTACCTAGCTTAAACCCCTACCCTCATCAGCTTAATTCGCTTCATGCAATCCTTGCTGGAAAAAATACGTTAAGCGTTGTGCATCGCCGCGCAGGGAAAGACGTGTTTTGTGTTGAGGCGTGGCTATTAAGAGCACTCACAAGAGTCGGGACTCATGCCTATCTTTTCCCGATGGTGAAGCAAGCGCGCGAGGTGATATGGAATGGAATGGACTTCTCAGGGAGGCCCTTTATCTCGGCTATTCCTGAAGTATTAATAGCCAAAAAGAATGATGCGAGAATGGAAATCAAGCTTATTAATGGATCGCGCATGGTTCTCGGCGGCTCAAACAACTTCAATTCTATCATGGGAGCAAACCCTGTCACGGTAATCTATTCTGAGTTTGCGCTTCATAATCCATTGGCAAGGCAGTACATCAATCCAATTCTTGTGCAGAACAAAGGCATTGAAATTATTCAGTCCACACCTCGCGGCAAGAACCATTTATTTGAGCTAATGCAAACTGTCAGGGATAACCCAAATTACTGCGTTCAGCATTTAGGCTACAAAGAAACTAAGAAGTTTGATGGCTCGCCTATTATCACCGAGCTAGATATCCAAGAAGCGAAGCTTAGAGGCATGTCGGATGAAATGATCCGCCAAGAATTTGAGTGCGATTTTGAAGTTGGTAATATCGGAGCGTACTTTACTGTCGAGATTTCGGACATGATTAGGGAAGGGCGTTTTTGCACGCTGCCATTTAATCCAGGGATACCTGTTCACACCGTGTGGGATTTGGGCGGCACAGACTCCACAGCAGGAATTTTCTTTCAGGTGGATGGAAAGTATGCCAATGTTGTTGGAATGCTTCACAGCCACGGGAAGGGCTTTAAATGGTATCTTGACGAAGCCGATAATTTTAGAAATATTATGAATGCAAAATGGGGTATGCACTTTGCACCCCATGATGTTTCACAAAAGCATCAAGGCTTTGAGCACGCTGAGTCAAGGCTCACGCAAGCGAGAAAGTATGGTTGGCATTTTAACGTGCTTCCAAAGATTAGCTTTGAAGATGGCATGGAGCAGTTGAGATATGTGTTCCCACGCATGAGGATTGACAAGAATCGATGCGCTCTTGCTCACAGAGCATTATCCGAGTATCAGCGCAAATGGGATGAAGTCAAGGCAATCTACTCTCCAAAGCCGCTCGACAATTGGGCGGTTCACATTGCAGACTCATTCAGGTATCTAGCCATAGCCTACCGCCGAGTCTTTGAAATGCCCCAATACACCTCCCAAAGCACAGAATACCGCTAGGGCTTGCGGGCTAACCCCCGAAGGGGGC